ATTGAACAGCACCTTGCTTCTCATTAATATCCCACCAGTTACCCAGTTTAGGAACTCGCTTCTGAGCTGCTATTTCATCCTGTTTAATCTGTAAAGACTTATTCTGTAACTCTACTTGCTGAGCATAAGCTTTCTTACTTAATAAAGTTAACTCATATTCTTGATTCTGTTTATTAAGCTCTTCCCATTTAGTAGGGTCAATAGCTTTAACGCGTGATAAAGCAGCCTGTCTTCCCTCAGGGGTTGAGTAATCAGCACCTTGAAGTACCTCATTAACTGCTTCTTCTGTATTCTGAAGCCCGAGCATACCTCTAGCAGCTCCGCCTAGTGTATCCATCGAAGGAGCATAATCTTCCTTACTTAAGTAAAACATTCCATCTGGTGTAAATGCCATAATTATCTCCTAATACTTAGCCTTACTCATAAAGTTACCAAACATACCACCTGAGTTTGAAGATGGACTACCGCCAAAGCCGTACTGTCTTTGGGCTTGGAAGTATTGTTGATACTGATTAGGAGCTGGGTTAGCTAAATTGTTAAACTGGTCAGCATAACCTAAGTATTTATTAGCTTGAGAAGCTCCTCTAGCTTGAGCAGCTGATGCTGATAACTTAGCAGATGCACTAGCAATAGAACCAAGACCAGTACCAATACCTCTACCTGTCTCAGCATACTTCTGAGGTAACTGACCGATAGTTTCAGCCATACCTAAGTCTGTAGTAGACCTACCTCTATAAGTATCAATCATACTTTGAGCTTTATCTAAACCAGAATACTGAGCTTCTAAATCTTGCATCTCTTGAGCCTTACGGAGAGCTTCTATACGATGAGCGCCTCCAGTTGAACCAAGCATACCTTGAGACAGTAAACGATTCTCTTGAGATAATCTAGCTTGTTCTTGTTCAGGAGCATAGATAGCTTTCTGCATATCATAGAACTTCTTACCAGCAGCCATAGGGTCTGCTTCCATCCCAGCAATATAACCTCTCTGAGTTTTAGCTCCAGCCATAGCAACATCATATTCAGACTGCCAAGGTTCAGATAAACTCATATCAAGCTGTCTGCCTTCCTCATCAAACTGAGCTTCACCAAAGTGACCCTTAACATCCCAAGGCAATGACCTTTTATATGCTAATTCAGCTTGTCTCTCAGCAGAGGCTGAAGCTCTATCTTGAGCCGAAGCTGCTTTATTCTGACCAATTAAACTAACACCTGCTCCAATAGCACTTCCAATATCAGGCATCATTCACCTCCTGTTTTAATTCTTTTACATTCTCGATGTAACTTCTCCAAATACTTACTGACATATCTCTACCCCATTGATGTCCACCTATTAAGGTAGCACATAAAACAAACAGTTGATAGAGTTCAGCTCTCAGCATATAAGCTTTATCAACATCATTAACTTTCTTTTCTTTCTCAAAGACATTAGCTGTATGCCACTTGAGTATTATAGTATTCATCATAGGTGCTATGTCTCTATGGTTCACGGCATAGAAAGGATTCATAGGCATATCTACCATTAAGAAGGTAAACACATCATTAATATCCTCATCATCTATCTTATTGTCTTTATCAATTAAATCATCCCATAGATGAATAGCTTTAACCATAGATAAACAAAGCACTATAGCATTAGAGTTACCCTGTAACCAATAGCTCAGGTTCTCTCTAAATATAGGAAGTTGGCTATCTACGTCTTTCACTATGCTGTTCTTTTCCACATATAAACTGCGATATATGGATTCATAATACTATGCGCTGTTCCGCTACCTACTGTTTCACCATAAGGACCTTCGGTGGAGAAATAATCATGAGCCGAGTTGTCAATTCTCGCACTTGCTAATCCAGTAGCAGAGCCATATCTTGGCGTGTCGTTCACACCATAACCAGAGTGATGCTTATGAGCTGGCATTTCTGCTTCAGTCAATGTATGAGTCTTAGTACCACCGGTCTCTTCTACTGTATCGAAGTCTGTATCTGTGGAATCAACACCAATGGGCATTTTACCAGCACCAAAAGCAACCCATGTTGTACCACCGATAGCAGAAACTACAGCAGCTGAGTCAGCATAAGTAGTAGCTGTCATAAAGATAGCTCCAACTGGATACACAGTTGATAAGTCAACAGCGCCAACAGCAGTTTTTACAAAAGCTGTAGAAGCCACCTGTGTGGTATCAGTACCAGCTGCCGCTGTAGTAGCACTGAAAGATTCACTAGCTGAGCCATTAAGGTCTGCTTTAGTATTAACAGCGGTCTGTATAGCTGTAAACTCATTATGGAAGTCACCACCAGAGATTACTTTAGCGGGGTCTGAATCTGATAAGGCATTCTTACCACTCCAGTTAACTGCGAATGTTGTATAGTTACTCATCGTATCTTTCCTTGTTTATATAATAAAGTCATATCTTGTAGTGAAGCTACATAACCGTTAGTCTCAGCGGTCATCTCTATCTGCAAATGTTTAGCACTGCCTGTTAGAGGTATATTGTATTCCTTTAACCCGTAATGAGGAGCGAACTTAGATGCTCCAAATAAAGAGGTAGAAGCGCCATAAAGTGCTGAGATTCCCGAAGCTGCAGGATTCAATGTAAATGAGATAGCTTTAGAAGGATTGATGTCAAAGTCTTTATACCACTTAACACCTACAAACGTACCCGCACCGCCACTAATAATAGCTTTCATCTTCTTTAATAAGGAAGCTACTACTGAGTCACCTAAGTCAATCCATATAGTTTTAAAAGTACCTGTATAAGATACAGAGGTATAACTACCTCCACTTACATAAGTCTTATCAAAGTAACCCTCATAAGTAGCAACGGAACCAGAACCTTGTCCTACTAACAGCCCCCTGGCTTCTGTATATAACATTGAAGAAGGGTTAGCATTAGAATCAAAAGACCAAGTAGTGACACGAGGTACTTTATTAGGAGTCCAGTGCTTCATATCGAATACATAAGTGATGTTTAAATCTACGTATGTAAGAATATAGACACCTTCATTCGCCACATAACAAGACTTAATAATATTACTTTGAGAAGTATTACGTACTAAAGTATCTTTAATGTTTAAAGAGTAATCTTGTAAAGGGACTTTATCAACTTGAGTTGTTCTTGATAATGAACGTAAGCCAGTATGTGATAAGAATAATAAGTCATCACCTACAGCTTGTATAGAATCTCTAGAAGCACAACCTACACCTCTAACAACTTCATCTAAAGCCATGTTTAGAGGGTCTATAGGATTGTTATAGATAACAATGTTATGCCTTCCGAATATAATTAACTTACCATAGAAAGGCTCAATAGCTATAATCTCATCTGTACCCCATACTGTCTTCAAATCAATAGAGCCAGCTGAAGAACCACTCCACTTATGAGCATCGAGAGTATCGGAGTAATAAACTACATCCTTCTCTTCTGTAATACCACCTACCCATAAGCGACCGTAGTAACCCATACCGCATCTAGGATTGAAAGTAGTAACACCTGTAGGTGCTACATAGCCAGTGACGGAAGTAAGTGTTGACCAAGTACCTGAGTCGTACTCAACTGGAGTATGTCCTTCTTGTACACAATATAACTCACCTTTAAAAGGAATCATTTGCCAGTCAGAAGCTGTACCACCTGTAGCAAAAGAAGAAGTCCAAGGTGCATCGGGAGCAGTGAAGTCTAAGGTGTACATATTAGTACCAACAGCAGCTACTATTACATTACTCCCATCTTCACCAATACTACCAATCTTAGCTGAAGTTGCTAATACATTCTGTTTAAGACCCTTACGGAAAGAGATACGACCTGACTCTCTAAGTACAATGTTATTAGCACTTGTTAACCAACTAGCATCTAGAGTAGTAGGGTTAGCTTGAGTATTAAGACCATTGATACCAATGTTACGTAATGGCTTATAAGAGAGTTGCTTAGCCATTAGTTGACGTACCAGTCGCTTTCATATTGAGTGTTACCACTGTCTAGCATAATAGCTTGATTAAGAGACTCAGATACTTCTGCAGCTACTACTCCTGTTTGAGTACCGCCATCTTCACCTCTCTCAGCAATAGCTCTAGCCCAAGCACCTAAGATAACAGGTTTGTCAGGTACTTTTAATACAGTAGAGGCTGCCTTTAACTCATCTTGATACTTAACTATATCAAATGATAAGGTTTGTACTAAGTCAGGTTTAGGTTCTAAATCAACTTTAAGGTTATTAGCAGAGTCAGCACCGTTGAAAGCATAGTACAAAGGCTCACCTGAGTTCTCACTAGGATAAAGTGTAGAGTTAATATACTGTCTTGATACCTGTACTAGGTTATTACCAGTTGATTGATTAATCACATCGATAATCTTAATCTCTTGACCAGAAGCTAAGCTGTAGTTTCTAGTACCTGCTACAGTAGTAATATCTTTAGTCTCACGTAAGACTAACCAGTCGTGATATGATTCAGTGTTACGCTTTGAGTCGTTAATCAGTGAGCCAATAACCTTTTGATAATCAGTTACTGTTGATGAATCATTGATATTACCCGACCAATCGGTAGCAATGGTTTCCTCTCTCAACCTGATTAGCACTTCGTTAATTGCTTCTCTAAAGGTCATAGGATTCTCCGTTTAGTTACATTATAATACTATTTATGTAGTCATATCAACTACTTATGTTTAATTCTT